AGTTTCTAAGTCAGAAATTCTTTTAATACCATCGGCAGTTTCCCTTGATAAAATATTATCATTTAAATCTGAAGCATATCTATCTATCCCACTCCTTATACCGCTAACCCTAGCAGAAGCTAAGTATCTATTATTTATATCAGTTTGTTCTGTAACCATTTTATCAAATCTTGAGTTAATTGAATCAATCATAGCTTGAGTATTTTCGTCAAGACCAGCCTTTGTAGAATCTAGTATTTCTTGGGCTTTAGCAGTTTGGTTTTTTAATGAAATATTAGCATTTTCAATTTCAGCAGATATTCCACTGTTATTTGTTGTTGTGTTTTGATTATCTGAAGTATTAATAGGTTTTAAACTATTTTGGTTATTTACTTCAGTAGGAGTCAAACTCCCATCTGGGTTTTTATTGTATCTTACAGTTGATGTTGTACCATCAGACAAAGTATTTGTAGTTGTCCCATCAGGATTATCTTTATAGGAAACCACGTTTACAGAACTTTGTTTTGGGATAATATTATTAGCATTATTTAAATTTGTTACAGCGTTATTATAAGCCTTATTTGCTGTTTCAGAAGTTACAACAGATGGTTGCTGAAAAGTTGGTATGGTTAAATCTTGCCCAGCAAAAATCATATTTTTGTTTGTAATGTTAGGATTTAACTTCATTAAATTATCTACATTGGTACCATATTTATTTGCATAATATGACAAAGTACCTTGGCCTGTGACTGATGAATATGGGTCTATTTTTATTTTTGTAGTTGATGTAGGGTTCATGTTATTTAATCATTTTAATTGATAAATATCCTGTATTTGCGTTTGCAGTACCATTAAGGGTTGCAGTACCATTTGTGATTCTAAATGTTATAGTTGTTGAAGTTATAGATAATATTGCAAAAGGTATAGAAGCATAAAGATTAGGAGTTACCCCAGCGATTCTCATTGTGTTAGATAATTTACACACCCCAATTGAACCATTATTTTCATCGTATGATGACATGGTACAAATTATATTACTATTCAATATGGCACCTGTAGAATTGTTAACAATAAAATCACCAGACGATATTGCTGTAACGACAGATAGCCAGTCTGAGATTGCTATAGCTTGTATTGATATTTTACTTGGAATGAAACCTAAATCGTGAGTAAAAACTACATCTTTAGTCCCAGATGCAGTAAGTACAGTCTGAGTAAGTTTCAAACTAAAATAGTTAATATCAGTGGTTTTATATATACCACTTGACATATAAGGCAAGCCTATTGTACCAGTACTATCCGTCACTGGTACCTTACCAATAGGCAAATTATTTATTTTAAAATACAAATCTTTTGTTTGGCTCTCTCAACCATCTGTAGTATTTCAATGTTTAAGACCACCATTTGTGTAAGCATTGCTATTTATAGCTCTAAATTTTCAAAGATTTGTATTATCTAAAACAGAAGTTGAAAGAACAAGTCAATACTTTTTAGTAATGTCAAGTCCTAATAATGCACTTGATAAAGTAAAAGTTATTTCTGTATTATTTGAGAGAGCATTGTATGCTGTTGATGTTATTGTAACAGTAGCAAGAGATGTTGTACTTGGGATTGTCTCAGCTGAACCACCAGCATTATCCTGATAAATATTTAGTATTACATTCCCAGTCACTGTGCCGACAGCAGTACCTTTTTTAAATATTACACTTGAAATATTATCACTTACAGGGATAAATGTTTGTGCAATTTTAACTTTTTGAGTTGTAATATCTGTTTGCCCTAAAGTATAGTCTTGGTCTTCTGTGATTTGAGATATTCTTTGTGTTGAAACATTAATAAGGTCTTTTGTTAAAACAGGGTTTGTAGTAGAAAGTGTGGCTGGGTAACTATTTGATAATCCTAATTTTTCATTATTTAAAAGTTTTACAGAATTAGAATCAAATAAAATTTCTGTAGTAGAAAAAGCCATACCAATTTGATAAGAATTTGTCCCTGCAGTGTTAGAGACAGCCCCAGTATCTGAAACATAAACTGGCCCAATAGTAAGCCCACTAAACCCAGACATATAGCCATATAAGAAAACTCCATTAGGGATTAAGTTATTTGCTGTAATTGTACCTTTTGCTAAACCTAAAATTTTTCCATTAAATGTAGTTTCATTACTAGCTAAAGATTTAAATCACTTGCCAGTCGTCTGGTCTAAATATACAATATTATTTAAAGTTATGTTTTCTCCAGCTGTACCTTTTATGGTATTGCCACCAACATAAGTTGCACCACCAAGAGCAGCTCTTAAGAGTTGCCCCACAGTTACCAACTCTTCAGATACAGTAGAATCAGAGTCAAGGTTCAACTTAGGTCTTTGATTATAAGTATAAATACCATTGATAGACTCGTCATTTTCTTTATTTAAAAAAGACTCATAAAATGGTGTAGAGTTAGAAAGTATAACTGTTACAAAAGCTGAGTGTGTTGTTATAGAGGCTGTATCAGAATCATAAGGGTATACCATACTTCTACCTCTTACTGCCCCAGTCAATGTAGCCGACCCATCAGAATTTTGTACTACACCAGTAAAAGTAATATTTTCTTCTTTCTTTGATGTCCCAGGCTCAACAACAATAGCACCGATTTCTCCAAAATCTTCCATTGTTAGTTTATACACATCTCCATTTGGTTTTGTAATAGAAAAAGATACTAAATTTATTACACTATCACTAATACCAAGAGGTGTTTTAAGTTGAAATTTTTGTGCTTGGACTATTCTTATACTCATATATTTTTTATATTATAGCATACTTTTTATGTCTATGTTTTTATAGAAACATCGTCATTTGGGGATAATCCTGCATTTGGACCATGGGATAAAAGTTCTCATTTTAAATCAATATCATTAGTATTAAAGATTATTTGAAATTCGTAAAACGAAATTTTTGGGACTGTTTGTTTTGTCCTAAATTTTGGAAAATTGGGAGACCCTGCAATTAAAGAACCAAAAGGCATTTTTGCTAAAGAATTTTTACCTAAAGAGGCGTCTTCTTTAGATTCAAAAATTATAGCAGGGTTAGACATGTCTATTACCCTATTTTCAATTTCTCCTTTAGAACCTAAATAATCATATTTATATGATACATTTATTTTTGCAGATTTTGTAGCATAACCCTCAATATAATATTCATTAAAATCTTTTTTTCAATCTCTTCTTCCAAAATTATTATAAGAAAATACAGCAACACAATTTATAGGATTGCCTAAATCGTCTGTAGAGTTTTCATCAAATATTTTATATGACTCATTTCCTGAATAAGAGTGTCCATAAAGTTTTCCTTTAATAATAGAAAAACAACTTATTGACATTCTTTGTGGTGGTTGTCAATAATTATTTTCATGGTCAAAAATCATCACTAGTGATTGTTTTGGAAATGTTATAAAAGATTGGTCTCTATAAAAAATCCCATTAGCGTCAGTCATATCTAAAGGATAAAAATCTTTTTTTACAGGGTCAGACAGTGGGCGAGATTGTGGGGTGTTTATATTTTCCACTCTCCCAAGCTGGTCTAAAACATTTTCATTAGAAACAAAAACAACAGAGTTTTTTATTTTCCAAATTAACTTATGAGTAATAGCCCCTTGCAATGGACCTGATTTTAACTTTTCTACAGTTAGTGCTTCTTTTAAATTGTCTGAAGACAAAGTAAAAACTGTTTGGTATCAATAACTTTTACCTGCAGATAGATATACAGCATCTTCATGTGAAACCATTCCGCTTCCATAACCATCAAGATTTAATAACGCTCCCTCTCCAGGAAGTCTACCAGCAGTGGTTCATGTGAAATCATTATAGTTTGTATTTTTAGAAACATAAGCATTTCTACTTGTTTTACTTTGAACATATATTTGATTTTTATGAACTAAAATAAAATTAGCAAGTGCAGTAGAACTGACAGACAAAGCGGAGGTTTTAACTTTCTGAATTGCTAAATCATCTTGAGAAACATTCCCTATGGGAGATGGGGATACCCCAGTCAAAGTGGCTGTCCCCTCTCCCCCAGTATAAGCATATTCTATATTATTAATTAAAATAATCTTGTCCCTAGAAGCATAGAACCTATTTTCAGCTCACGAAGTTGAACCTTGTTTTGTAATAGTAGTAGATGTTACTGAATCCACAACAGCGACACCACCGCTTCACTCAAATAAATTATTTGTGCCATTACAAAACAAAAGAACATCTATTTTTTCTGTATTATCTCATCACTCTGCAAAACAAAAGTCAACAGAAGTTAAAGACGATAAAATATCTACTCAAACGTCGTTGTTTAAAAGTTGTAGTTTTTCACCATAACATCTCAAGTTTAACTCTCCACCAGTATTATTACTTCAGTCATAAGAGGAAACTATTTTTGAGTCAGAATCTTTTTCTCCCCCCAATAAAGAAATACCACCTCTTGATACAACTTTTTCTCCAGCATTTACTAAAACATTTTGTGAGCCTGTAACTAAAAAACGATAATCAACATTTGTTATATCTTTTTTTGTTTGGTAACCATAATATTCTGATAGCAATTTAGATTCTTTCATATTATTTTTGATTAAGTATTATTTTCTGAATCTATAATAATTAGACCTTTTTGCTTTATTTTCTGTAGGGTATTTTAATTTGTATTTTTTAATAGCGTCATTACTTTCTTTCTCAAAAAATGGTAAATCAATTTTTGAATCTTCCCCTTGTAACTCTTGTGCTAAGAGTTTACAAAGTTCATAAAGAATTACATTTATAGAGTCTTTTCCTAACATAATAACGTCAGAATCTTTTGTTGGATAATCTTTAAGTTCTCCAGTATCAGCATCTATTAAATAACAATTAGAGTAGTATTTAATTGAATATTTTACTCCGCTTCTTACCACAAACTCATCTATATTTATATAAGATGTAGAATCTATTTTTGTATTATCTACATTAAAAATAAAAGTAAAAAAATAAGTTTGTTCTGGAAAAGGATTATTATATAAATCAAATCTTACAAGTTGATAACCTGGTATAAATTTAGAAAAGTTATGGGGGGTATTAGCTGTCAAAGTATAGTATTGTAAATCATTAGCACCAAATACTTTTAACTTTATACTTTGTACTGGTGTATCATTAGAATTTATAGACTTTGGGAGTTTAATTCATACAAAAAAAGAACCCCCATTAAAATATGGTGAAAAGTCAAAAACTCCATCTATCTGATAATTAACAGTCCTTGTTGTTGGTTTTGAAACTTGGGTACTATTAATATTAAATTTTAAACTATAGTCAGAAGCAATAGTTTCAAAATTGTCTAAAGAAAATCCTCCCTCAATGTCGGAATTATCGTTAGTAATTCCTAATAAACTATCAAAAGAATTTATTAAAAGTTTTTTCTGACTATCGCTATCTAAATTTATATTTAAATATTTTAGACCATTTAAATAATCTACAGAAAAAGTGTAATCAGTATTGTTTAAAGCAATGTCTTCTTCACTTGTTTTAGAAAACCTATCCACAGTATCAGAGTAAGTTGGTCTAATAGATATAATTCTATCTCCATTAATATCGTCAGGTGCAAGATAAGTGTCTATGTCGTCATAAACAGCATTTACAAGGTCATACTTTTTTTGCAATTCTTTTAAATCTACTTCTAATAAAATATTTCTTAAAGCTTCATCAATTTTTTCATAAATACTTCCTGCAAATTTATTTGTAGAAGCATCATGAAATTTACCTGGGAGAGAACTTATTAAGTCTGAAATTGTATATTGTTTTGACATATTTTTTTTTCTTATTAAGAAGAGACAGAATATTTGGCGTCCCACATATTCTGTCTCCTCCAAACAAGGAGGAGAAGCTTAAAAAATGTTAAGACTATGCAGTTCCGTCAGAACCGACAACATCAACATAATCCAAAGCTCCAATAACTTCTCTAAATCCACCTTTGTAGATATAGTTATTGTTTCTTTGATATTTTCAATCAACGACAGTTGTCCAAATAGCTTCACGAACTCAACGATTGATAGAGTGGTTTCTACCAAGCAAGAACCAAGCTGTATCTGAACCTCCTGAGGCAAGACCCAAATAAGGAGAAGTTAAAACTTCTAATTGGTATATATCTGAATAGACGTTTGCATCATTATTTGGTGTTCCTGACCTAAGAGTTGATTTTGTGATTTCACAAGCAAGCTTATAAATTCTTGGAGGAACCAAAAGAGTCGCAGGGACTGAACCTGTCACTACACCATCTTGAGCTTTCATTTCTGCAAGCAAAACAATAGCGTTATTTAGTGAAACTTCAGTAAGGGCTGTGGTTAACTTATTTGTAATAGTGTCGCCATTAAGATTTTTATGAGCTGACGATACTAATGCTGCACCATCATTTGTTTTGAATACAGTAGTAGTAAAAGCATTTCTAAAAATACCAAAAGCGTTTCTATCTCTAGTTTTTATAGCATTTATTGCCATATCTTTAACTAGTTTATTAACAACACCGAACTTAGCATCAGCCTGGAATGTCCTAGGGACATCAATAGACTTTGCAAATTCTGAAACATAAAACACTTGGTTATTTCCAACCTGAACTGAACCAGTAGGGACATCTTGTTCTTCCCCTTTATTTTCTCAAAGACCTGAGCCTTTGAATATTTCAGTAATAACTGCTGAAGAATCTGCTGTTTCTTGGTTAAAAACAGATGGTGTTAGAGCTGTAGCTCTACCAGGGATATTTTGAGTATCAAAATTTTGCTGGAACACCATGTCAAGAGCGGTTTTTACTACATTTGGATTTAAATTACTTGTAGACATAAGTTTAAATTAAGTTTTATTAATAAGATTAGTTGTTATAAATAATGGAGTCTCTGAACTCAAAAACAACTTTACCATTTGCGGTTATAGATTTAATAATAATTCCATTAGTAGAAGCATCAGTGTCGTTTTCTATTATAGAATAAACTCCTGAAGTTAAATCTAGTCTAACTCTTCTTTTTTCTCTTGAAGCATTAAGAGTATCAGTCCCAATGTTTGCTGGAGTTTTAGGGTTTATTTGGAACTCTACACCTTTAGTAAAATAGACATCAACAAAACCATCAAGTGCAGATGTATTTGTTGAGTCAGTAGCTGCGACACCAGCAACTATTGTAGATGTTGTTGGTTCACTAGTTGCCATGTTGATAACATAAGGAGAAGCGGCTGCAACTTGCTTTACAGGCTCACCAGCCTTTATAACAGTAGCAGAAGCCGCGACTCTTCATTTAAATGTTGGAACAGCACTTTTCCCACCTTGTGTGGAAATTGATATATCTCCTCTAGCCATAAATTTATTTAAATTTAAAGATTAATTATTAATATTAACCTTGATATTTATTAGGGTCAACACCGTATCTACTTAACAAGCTTTTTTCAGCAGGATTTAAATTTGCTGATGGTTGTTTTTTAAAGTCAGAATCAAATGTCTCTTTAGCTTGATTAGCACTTTCAGGAGAATTATTTTTTGAATTATTAATTTCTTTAATTACACTTTCAAGTTTTGGAGCATTTGCTATAGCTTTTGCTATTGTAAGGTCAGATTTTATACTTTCCCTATCAAGACCACTTTTAACAAGTTTATTTTCATAATACTTTTTAATAAGGTCTTTTTCATCAGGGTTAGTACTTATAGAATCTAACTCTTCCTTTAAAACTTCGTGGATACGATACTGTCTATCAGATTCAAATTCTTCTGCTACAGCTTTTTTGATTTTATCATCAACATCAGTGTCATCTCCACTTTTGTCTTCTAAACCATCATTAACTTTAACATCAGTCTTTATCTTCTGCTTTAAGTCTACAATTTTGTACTGAGCTTTTTCTAATTCACTTTTTTTATTATTAAGTTCTTTTTCAAAAGCTTCAGCACGTGCTTTGTAGTCAATAACCCCATCTTGGTTAACCTTTATTTCATTCTGGTTGTCTCCAGCTTCAGGAGTTTTGTCTCCTAGTGCGGTATTATTTAGATTTTCATCTGACATATTTTATATGTATGCTTAAGGTGCATACAACCTTTATTATCACAATAACGCTTGTGCTGCTTATAAATGAAGATACTCGTGGGGTTCTTCGCAGATAATTCTCTAGCACCGCACGATACTAGGAAATCATCTGCGAAAAATCTCACCATTAACTTTCAAGTTTTTTATTTGCTAATTTAGCAATTTTTAACTTTAAAACTTGTACTGCGAATAAAATTCCTTTTGCAAAATATAAATCATATTCATTGGTTGAATCACTATATAATTTTTTATGACCAACATAATCAACATCATTTAATAGTGTTTGCAATAACTCATCTGACTCAAAGAACTTAGCTTCATTTATTATAGCATTTTTTTCTTCCTTTGTTAATATTTTACCATTGTGGATAAGTTCTGTATAGGACGGAATAATTTTTTTTGTGTTTATATCAATAGATTGTGAATATTTTTTTTCAATTAAATGTTCTGAATATTTAGATTTAAATAAATTGTCTGTTAAACCATTTAATATTATTTTTGATATTTTCTTTTTTAACATATTTTTATTTAGACATTAAGTTTTTCATAGAACCTGAACCTGTAATTTGTCCAGTAAGATTAGTATTTACTCCTTTTTGTGAAAACTGGTTTTTAACTTGACCAGCTACAGCGTCTCCAGCATTTTGACCTTGAGCTTGTTGTGGGGCTTGGGTTTTTGGCATATATTTATCTGTGTCTCCTGGTCTATAAACATTTAATAAGAAATCTTTTGTTACATTTTCCATAGCTGAAATGTCTTGGCTAATAACAGGGTTCTGTATAAGTCTGTCATAAGCTTCTAAGTTAAGAGCTTTTTCTAACGACTTACTTTCTCTTTGCATTACATCAGCCTTAACTTTAATTAAAAATTTTACTCTTCTAAAAATATCAACATTCACTTTGTATATTTTTACATTTCCACCAAGATTTTCTTCTTGGTCCATAATATCTAAAGACTGATTTAATAAATCTTCTTGTGTTGGAGTTGGTTTGTCGGCGTACTCATTTGTAAATTGGATTTTTTTAGAAATAGTTTTTCCATTATCAACTTTATTGTGGATTAAAACAGATTTAAATTTAATCCCAGCCCCATTAGTTGTGATTTCAGAAACATCTGCAGCTGTCATATACTGAAGTATATCTCCCACAATAAGATTCCCAGCGTCTTCTACAGCTCTTTTTATCATTTTACCAAAAAGACCTAACGCTGTTTCAGCATTTTGCTGAACTGTTTTTATTTCTTCAGCTGTCCTTTCTCCTGGTTGTATCATTCCTTGCTGGAAGTTATCTTGTGACGACTCATTAATTGACTTTTCAATTAATGCAATAGCTGTCATACCGGCTTGTAAATCACTTTTTGGTCCTAATGTTTCTACTTTTGACTCTGTATCTCTAAATTGGACACTGCTACCAGGTATCATTATTGAAGTATCAACTTCTTCGCTTCCGTAAATTGCTACAGGCGGCATAATCGCCAAGAAAGAACCATCTATTATCATGTTGTACATAATATCTATAAGGTCTTGGTCATTTGCTAATTTATTTACTGCCGATTTATAATAAAAACAATTTCCATTATTTAAAAACTCATATCCAGTAGAAATAAAACCATAACGTTTATCTTTTCTTCTAATTGGGGCATCAGGGTTTGTAACTAATATTCCATTTATAAAAACTATTTCTAAATCTAAATATCTATTGTAATAAGTTACAATTTCACAAGTAGTATTATTTATATCAGGGTCTGGGACATCATAAAAAGTATTTGTTACCGCATCAAACATTGTCCTGCACCCAGGAGAAACATATTTAAAATTTTTATGATTTCCATATTTTGCACGAGCTAAGTCAAAATCAATAGCCTGTCTTAATGAAATAGACTTTTGTCTTTGAATATTATTTTCTCTAAAGTTGCTAATATATAACTCATTTACCATTACATTATTTTGCAAAAAACCGCTCATGTACTCATCAAGGACTTCTTTTATTGTGTAACTCCCATCATCTTTCATTTCTTTAATTTTTCTCATCGTCTCTGCATATTCAACTTTCATTATTGAAACAGGGTCTGTTAAAGCGGCTAAAACCATTTTAATAAAATTTATAGAGTATTCGCTATTGTCCATCACCCACTCCATAATGTCAGCCATAACAACTTTAGCAGCTTTATCTTCTTCATCTCTGTCATTTTGTGCAAAAATTTCAGGGTATATAATAGAAGCTGTGACATGTGCAGCGATAGAAATAATTTTATTTCTTGTAAGTGGTCTAACAGTATTACTTCTTCATGACTCTTCAGGTGACTCACTTTTTTGTTCAACAAAAGAATTAAATCTTTTTTGATTATAATCTGTTTCTTCCAAAACACTTCTTCCATTATAAAAATCTCTACCAGTCGTCATTATCTCACGACCAACCATCATATCTTGCTGACATAAATTTAAAACCATTTTTTCTTCTTGTGTAGGGATTCATTGAGAAGCAGAAGCCCCATCAGGGATATTAGTATCTTTATTCCTATTTTGAATTAAATCTTCTAATCTTTTATACATAAATTTAATATTTTTTTGAATAAGATTTTATTTTTTTTGGCTCATCAAGTTTTTTTATTTTTGTACTTGGTAATTTAACTTTAGAATGGAAATTAACTTTTCCAACAAGAGTGTCTTTAGGGATTGTTACTTTTATTGAAGTAGATGTATTTTTTATTTTAATAGACTTTACTTTTGACATATTTTTATTATAGCATACTTTTAGAATACGAATATAACTCTTCTATTATAAAACCATTTAAATAAGCAAAAGTTTCTTTATAGCCTGCACTTTTATTTGCACATATCCCAGCTTTTTCTAAAACATACTGAGTAAGATGTGTCGCCTCATGAGCAATAGTATTTATATTAACACTTTTAATAGTTAAAATATATCCCACAGGGCAATCAATAAACAATGTCCCACTTGTTGTTTCTTTTATTTGTGTTTCTTTTATAGTTTTTACAATATAATCTTCCATTTTTTTATAGTGTTCAACTTTTATTTTCTTTTTTGCTTTTCTCCATAAATAAAGAGCATCATTTAAATTCCCATTTATAACGACAAAAACGCCCTGATTATAAATTGGGATTGAAAGTATATAATATTTTGAATCATTTTTTTTATTTTCTTGTTTTGCCATATCCATAAAATTGTTTAATTACTACTTTTGCTTTTCCTAGCAAAGGTATGTCTTCTAAAGCTATTATTATAAACGCTTGACAGTCAATTCTGTCATCACGTCTACCATTAGGAAAAGCCAGCAATTCAAGCTCATAGTCTGAATCTTTTCCTTTGAGATGCCATATAACTCCATTCTGATACATACCAAGAAGACCCCTTATTCTTGTTTCTTTGGCACTACGCGGTCTTATTTCATGAATAACGAAGTATTGCCCAGTTTTCTGTTGCCTTTCTTGTATGAGGTATTTTAGAGCTTCCTGATAGGCAATAGTTTCTATCCACAACTCACTATGAAATTCTTTTGCATGTACAAAGACTAAATCTATTAATTGTTGTGGAGTATATCTCCCAGCGTCTTCTCTTAATCTATAAATATTAGGTCCATCAACTTCTTTAGCTACAGTTAGGACCACAGCATTGTCAGCACTTTTTTTCTGACTTATAGCAGGGTCAACCAAAGTGAAGTATCTGAGATTTTTATATTTTAAATCATCAGGTTCATAATACTTAAACATCTCTTCTTTAAACTCTGCAGTTTCTTTTAAAATAGGATTTTGTTGATACTGAGAAGCATAATAATATAATGATGTAGATTTAATATTGTTTATAAAATCTCAATTAAATTTTTTAGGATATATTAATTCATTTTTTTTTCTTAAAAGTCTATTATCAATTTTACTATACTCATCTTCTTCAGCAATAAAAGGAAAGTTTATAATCTGCCACCCCTCTACAGATTCTCCTGCCGACGCTCTTCTGTCATCTTCCTCCAGTAAGCGCGCCACGAGGTCATTCTGATTCCATCTCTGCATAATTACAATTATAGCCGACGTACCCTCCATACGCGAATATAGTGTAGAGCGATAATAATCCCATACTTGCTTCTGATATGCTTGTGACTCCGCTGAAGCACGGTCTTTTACAATGTCATCAATCATCAGAATTTTAAAACCCTTTCCTGTTACAGGGCCACCAAGCCCCACCGCATAAAACGAAGAATCATAATTAGGGTTTGAAGTTCCGTCTTCCTTTAAATGTGATAATTTAAAATTAGTTTTACCTCTCGTGTCTTTTCTCATCTTTACACTTGGGAATATCGCCTGATAAACAGGGTTGCTTATAATATCACGAGTTTTCTGCCCTATATCTTCCGACAATTCCGCCCCGTATGTACTTACAATGATTGGTAGTGACTTATATTTTCCTAACGCCCATGCTGAAAAGTTTATAGAAGCAAGTTGTGTTTTACCGCAGCGTGGAGGAACAGTTATAATAATTCTTCTTGAAAGATTTTTTTCCATTGTATCTTTTAATACTCCCTCTAGGATATGTGAAATCTCTTCATGGAATCACTCAGCTTCATATTTTTCATTTATGTATTCTGAAAAAGAAACCAATGAATCCTTAGAAGCCCTTACTGCAAACTTTATTTTTTCTATTTCTTCTTCATTCATATTTTTATAATACTTTATTATTTTTCTTCTAGTAAGGGAGCAGAATTTTGAAAACTTCTTTTCTGCATTTTTTGAAACTTGTCATCTGAGATTCCTAACATATTAAAATTAAAAACATTAGCATTATCTTTTTTCTCAGGTTCTGATGTTAACTCTTTAAACAGTTTTAATTCTTCCAGTTTTTTATTATTTGATAAATCTTTTATTCTTTTATAGCTTAAATGTAGTAATTCAGGAAGTTTAGATTTTGCCCAATTACGAATTTCTTTATCTACGTCATTTGGGAATGTGTCTTTTATTTCAAAAGAAAGTATATCTTCTTCATCTATATTATATTTCTTTTTGAAAGTGTCTTTTGGTGGTCTTGCGTCAGGGTCTTGACAATATCACTTGATATACATTTTATATTTTTGCTCTTGGGTTAAAGTTATTATTTCTTTTGACATAAAATTATTATAGCATAGAATATGGGACATATTCTTTTACTTTGGATTTGAATTGGTCTAAAGTAAGAACTTCTATATGATTAAAAATTGGATTTGTGTCCATATATTTTTTTCTTTTTAGATTAAATTCTTTTATTAAAGAGTCGGCATCTTTTGATATTAAAACATAATATACTTTTTCTTTTGTATTTCTATATTTACTATTTTTAATATTTATAATTCCAACAAAGTTATGAAAAGTGGAAGTCTCTAATACATCTACATGGAAATTATTTGTTTTATTATAAATATAAAAATCAGAACGAGTATTTAAATAATATGTTTTTTGTTGATGTATAAATGGTTCAGAAAAGTATTTTAATAACTCTTCATATACCAACGACTCATTTTTTTTATTTTTTTCTATTGATTCTTTAGCTTTTATGGAACGTGGTTTTCCTTTAGTGTAATCAATCACCTCAAGTCCTAAGTCTTGCCTTAGTTTAATTAAACCACCGAACTTACGTTGTATAGTCCTGGACGACGGCAAATAACTACAGGAGTCAAATTCTTGAGCTGTAGGGTATCTTCCACATTCTTCATGGAATCTATCCATAGAGAACTTTATAAAGTTTAAAGACACACCCCCCATAGCTTTAATTTGTGATAAACCTGATTTATCAAAAGACGAAAAACTTTGTATTTCATCTTGATTATTGTTTGTATATAATTTCATATATTTATTTTATGTCTTTATAGTGTATCATACGACTTCTTAAAAAGCAAATATACGACATAGGTTAGAATTTGGAGCGGTGTGCTTAGATGTTGTAGTATAGGGTAGTCTGGCAGGGGCCAAACCCCGTCCCCCTGAAGCCCCCTAGCGATTAATAGATAATATCTATTGACATATAATATAAAGTATTGTCTTATATAAAATTAAAAAAGAAAGTAAAACAGTGTCGCCATCTTATAATAGCGACTAACATAAAATGTATATTCTACGACTACATCCAAAATATCCCTATTTTTCAATGTTTTTTAACATCAAGCATGTTAAAACAAAAAATCAACTAAAAAACTTGACACAATCAGCCAATCATAGCACAATCAAACAACTCAAAAATCTCTCAAAAAATCATCTCATCGCTCGGGGGGGGTATATATACATCAAAATAATATTTTTATTAAAAAAAAAAAAAAAAAAAAATAAAAAAGAAACACTAAATACTTGACTTTTTTTAAAAAAATGGTGTAATTTTATAAAGAAAAATAAGCATCAATTTATATAATTTATTTTGAAAAAAATCTTTTTTTTCGACGATATATACACCACCCCATAGCAGGGTAAAGTATTTTTTCATAAAAATAAAAGATAACTGTTGATAACTCATTTTTTATCTTACATCAAAATAACCCTTATTTATCAAGCCCTTTATCAACATCATAATAACACATATTTTAATTTTGTAAAATTATAATAAAAATCACTTGACTTTATTTTTTTATTGAATTATACTTAAAAACATAAAAATTAAATCAAAAAAAATAATTTTAAAATAATTTTAAAATAAAAATAAAATCATTTTTATGTCAAACAATATAATGAAAAAAATAAAAATACAAAATTTTAATAACATAAAATTAAATGATTTGTCAAGTGATATGATTAGATTACTATTGACAAAAAGATATTTATAATTTGTTATTATACTATATATTTATTTTATATAGTATAAAATACAGTTTATAAAAATTAATAATATAAAAAATAAACTGTTAAAAAAAAATATGCAAAAAATAAAATATTATAAATTTGGCGGTCTTATGCTAGCAGTTAACAATCGTAATGAGATAGTCTCTCATCTTAAAATAAATAATAAATAAATATATGAATAAAAAAACAATCAACACAAAATTAAAAAGCATAAATGAATACACCCAAAGTGAGGTAAATGCAATGTCTATGAGAGAATACCGCAGAATAGTTAGCCGAGACGATCTCATCGGGTCAAACAGAATTTTTAAATAATTTTATGCAAGACGCAAGATTACAATTATAACACTATCATTAAAATAAAATAATTATATGACAAAAAAAAAATTACCTAGCATTAAAGGTTATAATAAAGACGGGTCAGTCTATAGGGCTATAGTATATACTAACAGTCAAATTTGAGATAGATTTAATCTTTATGTAAAAGAGTTATTAGAAAATTCTAACATTACTGATTATGATAAATTATTTTTATCAAAATTAAAAACTCTTAAAGATAAAAAAAATATATATAGCAATTTGACTATAAGAGACTATTTTTATAAATTCAACAATTGAGATATGACGCAAGATTACAATTATAACACTATCATTAAAATAAAATAATTATATGACAAAAAAACAATTAATAACATTTTTAGAAAAGATGGAGGTTTCAAGATATAGCACAATAGATGATGACTACACAGCAATATATAATGCTTGTATTGAATATCAAAATGAAAGTCGAGATTGAAGTTTGGATGAATATTTTGGAAATTTTATGAATGAAGATTTTGCTGAAGAATACATCGTAAATTCTATCAAAAACGGTGGGCTTAATAGACTTAAATTTATGATTGAAGGTGTTGATCTAAATGCTGATTTGTTTCTTTTAAATGGTTATGGCAATTTAGAAAATGTGGAACCGAGAAATATTGAAGACTTAAAAGATGATTTATTAAGAGAGTTATGAAAATAATTTGTAAAAATAAAATGAAAAAAACATATAAAAAAACAATAGTTAAAAATAGGTTAGAGATTAGTTTTGATGATTACCCCACAAGTCCGAGAATTTTAATGTCGAATTTAGGGTATTTTATAACATGCGAAAAAGAGTATTGTAGTCCTGATAGACAAAATGATTTGATTAATATTGTTAAAAATACGGGAGAGATAGCAATGTCTCAAAAAGAGCATATTGAGTTGATAAAAAAAGAGATTAAAGAAAATTTGAATGAAAAGGTGATAGCAATATATCCGATTACAAAATACGAGCATGGGGGAGTTGTTTATAAATTGGGGTCTTTTAATGGTTTTGATTATAGTCAGTGTGGCTTTTATATTATCACTGATAAAACACAAAAAGAGTTGGGGGGGTTAAAGAAAAATTTTGAAAAGGTTGTTAGAGTAGAGTTAGAAACATATAACAGTTATGTTAATGGTGAAATGTTTAGGTATGTTTTGTTTGATCAAAACGGGAAGGTTAAAGACAGTTGTTGTGGCTTTTATGATATTGAAAGTATAAGGGAGTATTTACCTGATGAATTTAAAAATGATAATTTACAAAATTACTTTATAAATTAAAAATATGACACGAACACAATTCTACATAAAAAAAGATAATAAATACTATAAAGCATTTTATAGAAACGGCGATAGTTATGAGACACAACCCTTTGGGTTGTCTATTAAAAATACTTTTAATTGAGAGATAAAGTTTTTTGGTGATGAAACTTTTTATACTAGTATTGATATAATTATATCTAAAATAGCACTAGATTATGCTTGCTATAATGCAAGATACACTAGTATAGATTTATCATTACATAATAGTATAGATTTAGTAGCACAAGATTTTGAAAAAGATTATAAGTATGTTATGGATTGACAAAATAGAGAAGTGAAAAAAGAAAGCATAACATTTGATACATTTGATGATTGAATTTGTATTATGGATTTTGATTTGAAAGTTATTAATTGATTAAATACAATATGATATAAATAAAAATATGAAAATAAAAGTAAAAATTATTAAACAAGATTTTAGCAGCAAAATGAATGTTATTGAGGTTGGAGATGTTGTATATTGTTTTTCTTATACAACGTGTATAGCAATTAAAAATAACACATTAGATGGTAGGGTGATACTTGATAAAGAGTATTGAGATTACTCATCTACGACGAGGAAGCACCGCAATGCTTTTCTATGTGAAGATAAAAGTGAGACTTTGAAAAAGATTAAAAGCGGGCAGTATTTATTAGAAGATTTAAATTAAAAACAAAATTATGAAAAGAAAAAAAACACTATCACAATTAAAAAAAGCACTTAATACTATAGACAGCATGTATGTTGATGACAGCAAGTTTGATAGCATATTGTCTCATTATTATATAAGATTAGAGCAATTAATAGAAGACTTTGAGGAAGATAATAGAATATATAACACAAAATAATTATATGAATGAATTTAAAAAAACAATACTAAAAGATATTATAGATGATATTTTAGAAAGTGAAGAGTACAGCAATATTTTATATAATCACATAGAAAAATACATAGAGCAGAATAAAATAACAGATGAGGATTTAATAGATGGGTTAAGAGATAAAATGTGAAGTTATTTTGATGAGGCTATAACAATATTATTAAGAAACTAAAAAAAAATATGACAAAAAAAGAAAAAGCAATAATATCAGCAGGTTATCGTATAGGGTGTGGCACTTGTGATGACATACACGCAGTGGTAGGAAAAAGCACAAATTATCAATGTTTTAAATGTTATTATCAAAATTAAAAATAAAATAATTATATGACAAAAACTATAAATGTAAGTTATCAAATTAAAAAAAAGTTATCAAAGCAAGAAGTAAAAGAGCAGGGGATAATAGACAAACCTTGTTTAGGGTTGAAATATTATCTATCTATTAATAATTTAATAATAGACAGCGATGGAATTATAAGAGGTGAATTAATAAATAATAAAAAACACTACTACATAAAGTATGATTTAGGAGACTTTTAAGAGACACTGAATTATACACGGCTATAAATAAATTTTTAGATGGTATGAAGTATATAATCAAATTAGAAGATGTTGGTTATAAGATAAATAAAAATTGTGAAGATGTGTTTAGTGAGGCTTTGTTTGAACTTTATAAGGATATTAAAAAAATTAAATATTAAAAGTATGCTTGATAAAAAAGACTATATAACATTAAATATTATTGTAAGAGTATTAGACGATGAGGGTATAGATAAGGGTAAAAGATTTAAAGATAGGGTTAGAAAACTTTTACATGAAGTATATATTTTAACAAAAGATTTAAAATAAAAATATAATCAAAAATAAGACTTAAAAAGTGGGGAGAACATATTGGAGATGTTTATGGTTTTAAACATAAAAATACTGTGGATAAGTAGATTGACTTTTGAGGAGCACTATCATATAATATAGATGATATATTATTAAACATAAAAATTAAATTAACAATAAAATGAAACAAAAAAAAATAACTACTGTATATTTTACAGAAGAGACGCTGAAAAAAATAGAAGATATAGAAAAAGAAACAGGCGTAACTGGGACCACTTCTGTTGTGGCTATGTGTATAAACTTTTATCACAAAAAAGAAATAGACAATTATGTTGGAGCAATTAAAACACGCCCAGCAAAAGCAATGACTGATGATGATAAAATAAAAAAGACAGAAGATAGAAAAGAAAAAGAATTACAGTATCAAATAGAACAGTGCGAGAATATAGCAAAAGAATTAAACGCTGTGATATTTACAAATGAAACAGGGGTTAAGACCGCGAGGTGAAATATCTATGAGAAAGGGAATGAATATAATGTTTCAATCTCGGAAGTATCCAAAGCATTAATTGAGTTAAGCGACTTTGATATTGAGAAACAATATAGAGAGGCTACAAAAAGTGAGATAGAAGAGATGATGAGCAGAGAGGAGGTTTCAATTAGCAGATATAAATAAATATATGAAAACAAAAAAAATAAAATCACCAGTTCAACCTATAGAAGAAAAATTTGAAAGTCTTGAAGCAATACTTTTATCTCATGGTAAGATGATGACACTCTTGAATGAAAATCAGGCAAGATTTGATAATTGAAGCATTTTTATACAAGAAATGATAAGCAGTATTGCTATTAAATCAAAAATAAAACCTCAAGATGTATATGATATAATGAAAGACAAAGAAAAAGTTAATAGGTTTCAAGATGAATTTCTAAAGATTATTAAAGGGATTAAAAATTAATAAAAAATTATGAACACCGCACAAAACATAATAAAAAACGACTACTTAAGAGACTGGTCTATTAATGACAAGATTACTTTCTGTGAGTATTATCAAAAAAGAATACCACTAACACCAAACTTGTATCCCCATCAGCAGAAAATGTTAGAAAAGAACCCATCAAAACACTTGCTTGCTTTTTCCACGGGGACAGGTAAAACAATTACTGCTATTGCTCTTGCTAACAAAAATGCTACAGCAAGTTTGCTTGTGATAGCACCAAAAACAAATGTAAAGATGTGGTGTCAGGAGTTATCAAAGTTTATAAAGCCTGAAACTTATTGTATGGTTTTGAGTAAGGAAGAATTTAAAAGTCAGGCAAAAACTTTGTTTGCTTTTGATGTTGTGATTGTTGATGAATGTTTTGTCGCTGGAACAAAAGTAAAAACAATAAATGGTTATAAAAATATAGAAGATATAAAGATTGGAGAAGTGGTTTATAATGCTTGTGGAATTGGGAAAGTTCAAAATGTAGGAGTTAAAGAAGTTGATGAGATATATAAAATAAAACTTTCAAATGGAAAAGAAATTGAATGTACTGGGGAGCATCCATTCTTGACGACTAATGGTTGGGTAAAAGTTAAAGATTTAATCCTTGATAATAGTGAGTTGTTGCATTATTGTAAAGTTTATGATATGATAAATTTATATGATATTAACTTGCGAAGTTTGCAAAAACAAAATAACAAAAATCTCTCGTGGGAGGGTAAAGAGAACATGCTCAAGGAGTTGTCAGACGAAATTGATGTGGATGGAACATGGGAAAAAAATTCACAAGGGATTACTCAATTCATACAAAAAAGACAAGATGAGAGCAGTCAATTCTTCGGAGAGAATGAAGAAAAACAATCCCATGAAGAATTTAGAGACAAGATTGAAGATGTCTCAAACATTAAAAATGATTGGACACAAGCCAAAAATACAGGGTGGGAATGGGAAAGAAATGCCAATTCCACAAAGAGTTTTATTAACAGCGTTAGGGAGTGGTTGGTATGCAGAGCATATTGTAATAACAAAAAATGTGTTGGGGGCCCCAAACAATTACAAAATAGATATTGCAAATCCGAAAAAGCATATTGCTATAGAAGTGGATGGTCCAAGTCATTACTCCATTTTAAGGAAAAATCAAGACAGAAAGAAAGAAGAAGTTTTGAAAAGATTAGGGTGGAAAGTATTCAGATTCAAAAATCAGGAAGTGATGGAAAATTTAAAGTCTATAATCTTGAAGTTTCAGGACACCCGTCATATATAGTTGAAGATATTGTGGTTCATAATTGTCATTATTTTTTTGGGATTAAAAGTCAAATGAGTAAGGCACTAGCATACTATAACAAAAAACACTCTACAAAATATTTATATCTTGCTACCGCCACACCATATCTATCTACACCAATGAATATTTATGTTGCAGGGAAACTGCTTGGGGCAAACTGAAATTATCAAGACTTTATAAACAAATTCTTTTATTATCTTCCTATGGGGCATAGAAGTATCCCTGTGCAAAGAAAGGGAATGGAAGAGGAAGTTTCTGCTCTAGTGTCGCAGATAGGGACTACTGTAGATATGGAAGAAGTTGCAGACGTCCCTGAACCCGAACTAAATAATTACTTTTTTGATAATACTGAAGAACAAAACAAGGCTATATTAGACTTTTTTGACCCTGAATTTATTGTAAGATTTACAAAAAAACACACAATGGAAAATGGATTTTTTAAAAACGATGATGGCGAGATTGTATATTTAGAAAATAAGAAAGAAGAATTTATTTTAAATTTTGCAAAAGAAAATAAAAAGTTTATTGTGGTTGCTAGATACATACCACAATTAAATAAATATAAACAGCTATTAGAGAAAGATGGATATAAAACTTTAGAATTAAATGGCTCTATCAAAGACAGGCAAAGTGTTATTGATGAAGCCAACAAATTAGAAAAGGTTATATTATTAATCCAAGCATCATGCTCGGCGGGTTTTGAATTACCTACATTTAAGACCATGATTTTTGCCTCACTTTCATTTTCACTGGTAGATTATGTGCAAATGATTGGGAGAATACAAAGAATTAATGCACTACAAGAGTGTCAGTATATACACCTGACACAAAATGGAGTGGATAGGGACATTAAAAAATGTATTGATGAAAAGCAAGACTTTACTCTCGCCATATATGGTAAAGAGTATGGTAATTATAAATTAAAAGAAGAATAAATAAAATTATGTTATACACAAATCTAAACAACGAGTTCGGAGAAAGTTATTATCGTAAAGAAAAAAGAGACAAAAAAAGACAATTAATAAAAAACACTATCATAACAATAATATTAATAACTCTAGCAACGATATCTTTATCAAAACTTTACATCGCTTATGCCGAAGTAAGAGAAATGAAAGATAAAAATTTATCAATGAAAGAAGTCAGACAATACTTAATCTGAAAAAAAGTAGTAATGACAAATAACAAATAATATGAAAAAATTTATTTTAACCGATGTATCAAAAGAAATCAATGGTGTAAAATTATATCAAATAAAAGCATTAACTTCTTTTAATAATGTAAAAGCTGGTGATTTGGGTGGTTGAGTAGAAAAAGAAAGTAATTTAAGTCATTATGGAGATGCTTGAATTTATGGAGATGCTAGAATTTTTGGAAATGATGAAATTTGCTGATTTTCAAAATTTGGCTCATCAAATAGAACAACAACCGCTTTCTTAAATAAAGAAAAAAATATATTAATAAATTGTGGTTGTTTTTATGGGACTCTTGAAGAGTTTGAAAAAAAGTACAAGAAACTCACGGAGATAACAAGTTCGGCAGAGAATATAAAGCAATGATTGAACTTATTAAAATTAAATTTGGAAAACAATAATAAATAATATGAATAGAGAAATAAAATTTAGGGCTTGGGATACAAGACAAAAGACTATGCTACGAGATGTTTCAACAGGCACAGTTAGAGTATGGTCAGGTGGAGTTGAAGCATTGGCAGAAGATTGCAAGTTTATGCAATACACAGGTTTAAAAGATAAAAATGGAAAAGAAATTTATGAAGGAGATATTGTGAAAATTCATAATTACACTAATAAATTTAAAAGAGGTGTTCCTGATTTTGATTGGAGAGTATTTGAAGTGGAGTGGAATCAAACAAATTATGCATTTAATAATGCAGTCATTTATTGTCCATTTTCAAGATACAACAGAGAAACACTTGAAGATTATGATATTGAAATCATCGGCAATATTTATGAAAACCCTGAATTATTAATAATTAAATAAAATAAAACTATGAACACACAAAGACTTGAAGAATGAATAAGACAATACAACACGATTGAAAAATCAATAGACGAATGTTTTGTAACTTATGGAGAAGAAAATAGCGAACAAAATACTTTTTCTAAAGAAACAATAAAAATTTTAGAAAAAAGAAAAGAAGAAATTTTACAAATAATTATAAAAGAAGCAAAAGACGGGAGTTTTAATTAAAATAAATAAAGGTAAAAACTAACTAAAACTAAAAATAACTAATTATAACTATCTTTTTTAATTTAACTATATAAATCAAGGAAAAGTTAGTTACAAACTAAAACTATGAAAAAATACAAAGTAATAAAAGAAATAAAATTATCAAAAGAAAATAATCATATTCTATTAGCAGATAATTATGATGAAACAGAAATGTTAAATTTATTAGAAAAAAATGGCTTCATTGAAGAAGTAAAAGAGACAAAGAAAAGATGAAGAGCTAAAAAAGGTGAGTATTATTGATATTTAGAATATCATTATAGTAATGCTGTGGGGACTAGTGACGAATGAGAATCTGAAATAGACAACATCAGATATCTGACAGGCAATTATTTTAAAACAAAAAAAGAAGCTGAAGAATATAAAAACTATCTCCTAGCAGATACAAAAATAAAAGACTGAATACTAGAGAATGATGAAGAGGGGCTAGATTGGGAAAATGAGGATGATTATAAATATATAATAATTTATGATTATTACAATGAAAATTTAGATTATAATTCTTGATTTAATAGTTTAAAGTTTAGTGACTACTCTGTCTCAAGTGAAGAGTTAGCAAAAAAACTTATCAAAAAATGTAAAGAAGAATTGCTAACAGTTTTTAAAATAAAATAAAGATATGACAAACAAAAATATAATAATACTAAAAGGATTACCAAATTCAGGAAAAACTTATTATGCAAATAGGTTTATACAAGACCACCCTGAATATGTTTCTGTATCTAAACATGAAATAAGGAAAGGGCTTAAGAATTATTTTGCTGACGAAAAGTTGGTTGAAGATATTTATCTCCACACAATACAGGTAATATTAGACGCTGGGAACAGTGTTTTGCTTGATGATTATAACCTTGATAATGTAGAAGAAAGATTGAAGTCTTTTGATGCCACTATCATAACACAATCATTTTTAGATGTGCCTGTAATGGAATGTATTCAAAGAGACCCCACCAAAACTGATGTTATAATAGGGTTATATAAGGAGTATTTGTTAAATAAAAAAGAACAAGAAAATGTTGAATTTTTACCAGTGGCTTATATGGACTCAGAAAAAAATACAATTTTTATTGTATCTGGTGGTATGAGTAAAATAAAACATGAAAAACAGTCTAATGACCAACGCCCTGACTGGCTCTGGAAAGAACAGCTTTTTGAAACAGAAATAAGGGGGAAGTTTTACGTTGACAAAGTAAATGAATATGGCGACGTAGAAACAGCTGTGATGTGAGATTTAAAAGGTATTGATGTGAGTTATCATTTTAATAAATAAAAATATGACAAAAAAAGAAATACAAAACAAAATAAGAGACGACCTTTCTGTTCTTGATAAAACAAACAAGGAAGAGGTAATAAAGTTTATAAAAAAGCAAATGCCTTATTTAGCATTTTACTGAGAAACAGTTTATGGTTTTCCTTATGAAATGTTTAAAGAAGAAATTAATACAAAATTTAAATCTAATGGAGAAGTATTGATGTTTATTTTAGATTTTATGGAAAGAAAATAATACAAAAATAAAAATATGATAATAAAAGAACTATACAAAGAAGAAGATTTTAAAACAGAAGAAGATTATTTTGATTATCTAAAAGATGAACTATGGGTCAAAACAGATAAAATTATATATATACACAGTTTATGTAATGAAGAGTGTGAAAAACAGAATGCAGAATATGAGAATAACCCTGTATGGTTTTGTAATAAATGTAAGATATATGTATATGCTAAAAATAGTATAATAATTAAAAACTTGTATTATGAAAAAAATAACCCTGGAACAAATTAAAAATAAGATTTATCACAAAAACAAATTAAAGGCTATACAAAATGCCAAAAAAGTTAAAATTAAAATACCTAAAGTCAATGATAATGCTGATGATGTTCAACATAAATATGATACAATGAATGAATGAACGAACGAAACTTTTACCCTCAAATAAAAAAGTATTTATCTAACTTTGGCACTTGTGCTTGTGAGGTCAAAATCACAAAGACAAAAAGATTTAGTTTTAGTGAATTAAAAGAGCATCAAGAGAATGCTCTTTGGTTTTGTAAAAATAGAAGTTTATCTTACAAAATTTCTGACCAATCTATGGGCCAGAAGTTGTGTGATTTAATATTTTTTAAAAATAGTGAAGCATATTTATGTGTTATATTTTATGAGTTAAGAAATACCAAGATTCTTTTTATAGATATTAATGATTATTTAGAGTTTAAAAAGTCTCACGACATGAAGTCTGCGACTTATAGTGAGTTGAAGCTTATTGCAAAAAAAGAGTTTTAATATTTGCTACCCCCATATCCACAGTTTTATCCACATAAAAACCCACACCGAAGTGTGGGTAGCAGTCTATCCCTGCTAGTCAAGATTTATCACCTCCTTTCTGTAGCCTATGTTATTATAACATAGATTCTTTCTTAATTTCTTCTATGGTCTTTTTAAATCAGTCTTTAATTTTAATTAATATCTTTTCCATTTTTATAATAATTTTCACATTCAAATTTCATTAACGTGTGCCTTAGCAAGTTCAATTTTTTCTTTATTTTTTATATAATCTTTACAGTTTTTAACCTTAGTTAATTTTATTTTATTCATATATTTTTATTTTATTATTGTATTACTTGGTAACTCTTTTATTGCTCCTAATTCAGCCTCAAGTATGGCAATTTTATTATTTATTTCTAATTGTTTAGCTTTTGTGTCTACTGGGTATTTTTTAATCATACTCAGCTCTACATTTAATTTGCTAACCTCAACATTTATTTCCCCTATTCTATCTTTAGCTGTTTTACTGTGAAGTAACTCCATAAAATTCTCTTCATTTCTTTTAGAGATTTCTGCAGCTTCTTTCGCCGCTCCTATATCGTCAATCTCATTACTATTATGTGAGATTGATTTTGCGTAATTGTCTAAGTTGTCTGTTGCCATAAAATATCTTGAGTCACTTTCTTCTTCTGACTCTAAACTTTTTGTTTCGTCTATAATATCTATTGTAACATATTTCATGATAAGTTCCTTGTGTTCAGGATATAGTCTTCAGTAGTCTTTACCCTCAGAAGCTTTGTGGAATCTTTCACAGATTCTATGTGCATTTAACTCCTCAAGGGCTGTTTTTGTAGCATCTGTAGGTACTCCAAGTAGCATAGCAGCTCCTTTAGAGGTAATATCTTTATACTGACACATTAATTTAATTACTCTTCTTCTGTCTCTCGGTATAGAGTCAAAAGACATTTTAAATAATTTTGATTTTATATAATCATTTAAATCCTTTAACTCATATAAAAATAATAAAGTATCAGCTAATTTAATTATTTGATTACTGGCTCTCATAGGGACTTCGGGAGAATATATGCTTATAAGCTCACCTCTAAAATTTCTCCTGACTCCTCCTCTCGCTTTAGTTGTAAAGTCAATCATTCTAATTAATTCTTCTTCTTCTTTTTCTGTTATGTGAGGCATAAGGTTCGCTGGTTTTATTGCTTTTCAATTTGATTCTATAAACTCTCTAAACATACTTTGAAGCTTCTCTCTTGTGCCTATAATTGAATCTCTGTTTTTAATAGAAGTCTTTGCCATTATAATTCTTACTTCATCATTTGGGTCTTCCATTTCATAATATAAAGCTCTTCTTCCCAACCCAGCAGTCTCAGAATCATAATGGTATATCTCATCAGTACATGCCATCATTGCTACGATTTTCCCAGCTCATGATTGAGAGTTCCCATTTCCTGAAAGTTTAGTAAATTTTCCGTCAAATATCTCTCTAAGTTGTGAGTTTATTTGGTCTCTTGTTTCTTTTGGGGTTGTAATAATAGAGGTAAAATCTTTAAAAATAATCATACCTTTTGTGCCAAGTTTATGAAGTAAAGAATTTTCCACCCCTTTCTTATTGGTCATTGATGACAAAAAAGTATTGGCTGTTAAATTTGATATGGTCTCTGTATTCTTTAAGTTGGCTGCCATATTTACTACTTCTGTTTTACCTGCTGAAGAAGCCCCAATTAAAAATACCCAAATTGCCTCTCCGTCCATTTTCATATTTATACAAAGTGCAGCTAAAAGTTCTATAGGGAAAAAGTCGGTCATGTAGAAATGTTTTTTATACTCAGCAATTATGTCTTCTATTTTTATACTTTTTTTATTTTCCATATATTTATTTGCTTAGTCTTTTAACTGCATTGATAAAGTTTTCTCCATATAGCTGACCTGCAACATGTATAGCGTCTCCTGACCTGCCACAACCAAAACAGTGTACACTATTTGTTTTTGGGTAATACTTCATTGACCCTGATTTTTCATTATGTCAAATACACTTAGCAAAAAGCTGGCTGTCAAACTTAATCATTTCTGTTATAGGGTATTGTTTAGCTTTGTAAATATCACTATCATCAATAAGGGAATCAGATGGTTTTTTATATGAATAAGTTTTATATAACTTCTTTCAATCTTCTTCTCTCTCTACAGAATCATTAATCATTAATTGTAAAAATTCTCTATCGTTATTTTCTCTCTGTTCAATTTGTAACTTTTGTCAATATGTTTTTTCTATGTCTATAAATTCTTTTATTATTTGTTTTGCATGCGGGACATTGTATCTTAATAGCTCTCTAGTTATATCTATTTGTTTTTTATGTGAATTGATAAATTCATAATTATTATATGCAAGGTCTGTATTATCACATCTGTAAAAATCTTTTCCATCTTTGTAATCTTTATAGTGAGCAAATAAAATTATTTTTCTTATTCTGTCAAAAGAAATGTTGTCTCTATTTATTAAAAAAGTTTCTCTTTCGTCTTGAAACATTGTTATCTTTTCAGTTTCAAGTGACTCGAATTTGTTATTTTTTGTTTTAATATTAAAAATTGGTTTTGATTCTAGCATAATGTTTATAATGTTTATCCTTATTGGAAACATGAAAATATTATAGCATAGTTTTTTTTGGGACAATAACAAGACTTGGGGATAACTAATTTGACTTCGTTTGGGACAGGGTATATAATGTATTTATGAAAGAAGAAATTATCAGCGAAACAATATTATTTTTGTTTTTTATAAAAAAACAATCAATCAGAAGTATATCTAGTTTTTTGAATATGTCAAAATCTTCTGTACATAGAATTATACAAAATAGTAAGTAGTATATGGGAACTCCCACCCGTGGATTACTTACTGTGTTGTATGCCAATACTGTTAAAAGTTTTTAATTAAATTAGTAAACTTTATTGACCTCACAGTTTAATAAAATTAAAAATAATAAATAAAAAAACAAATATATGATGAATGAAGAAGAATTTTTTGGACAAGATACAGAAGTCCAATCTAACTGGTTTAAATTTGAAAAAATCGGTGATAAAGTAAAAGGCACAGTATCACGAATTTTTGAAAAGGAAGCCACACTTAACCCTAATGGTTCAGTGCTTTATCCAAAACAACTTTGCTTCTCTCTTGAAGATGCTACAGTATATAAAAATGGTGTAGCGACTAAAGAAGCAGAAATAAATGTCGGAGTTAAATACGAGACATTTTATTCAAGACTTAGAAAAGTTTTGGAGGGCGATATGTTAGGATTTGTTTTTGATAGCGAAATCCCAGCAAAGACTAAAGGTTTTAGTAATGCTAAAGTTATAGTCCCACACTGGAAACCAGCTCCAGTTATCCCTGGAGGTCTATCATCAGATGCGTTATCGGCTCCAACTAAAGATGAGTTTTAATTAAATCTATGTCTTATAACCGCACATTTAAAAAGAATAAGGCTGAGAAGATTAAGGGAATCATTAAAGAAAAAGTTGATGGTAAAATTATTCCTAAACATGATGAGTTTGGTCACCATTATCAGTTTGTAAAGACTGGCAAAATCGTAGATTCAGTTACCACTCAATTAAACTGGCTAGCTAAACCACATTTAATTATGTGAGCAGTCAAGCTTGGAGTAGAGTGGCTAGAAGTTGGTGATAGGTTTGAAAAACTTAAAAATGTTTCTACAAGGGAAGATATTATTAAGGGAGCAAAACTTGCACACACTGATGTTAGAGATGACGCAGGAAAGGTTGGTACACAAGCCCATAATGCAATAGAAGAGTATCTCAAAGAGTGAATTAAAAGCGGTCAAAAACCAAGTGATATAAGACTGTTTTTAAAACACGAAAAAGGAGATACTTTTTTTGGCACATACTTACCTGAGTTAAATATAACAATTAGTGATGATACAAGAGCTGTAGCTGGGGCAAGAGCCGCAGAAAAGATAATGTCAGAGATGAACATTGTGCCATTAGCAGCAGAAATACTTGTGGGAGAAGAAAGTTTGTCCGCAGGGACACTAGACTTTTTATGTTTAAAAGATGATAAAGTAACTATTTTAGATTGAAAGACTAGTAATTCTGTAGATGAAGTTTCATACCCGATGCAAGTATCAGCGTATAAAAGATTCTTTGAAAAGATGACACGCATAAAAGTTGAGGAGCTTATAATAATGAAACTCTCAAAAGAAAATAATTCATTTGAAGAGTATATAGTCCCAAATATGGATAAAGCATTTTTAGGATTTAAATCATTATGTAGTCTCTATAACAACTGATTATCTCTTGCTAAAGAAGAAAAATTAATTAAAAATAAAAAAGTATTAAAAATATAAAAATATGTCTAAAAATAGTAATGCTGGGAAACACCCATCTTATGAAAAAAGAGGCATGACACCAGCTCAAATAAAGAATAAAAAAGCTTATGATTCTGAGTATCAAAAGTCTCCAGACAGGGTCAAGTACCGAGAAGAACTTAATGCTAAAAACAGAGAATTGCAAGCTAAAGGCAAAGGAAAAGTTGGGGATAAAAAAGACGTCTCTCATAAGAAATCATTTAAAAACGGGGGTTCTATTAAAGGCTCAAAATTAGAATCTCAATCAAAAAATAGAGCAAGAAAATAAAAATATGAACGATGAATTTAAAGACAAAGTAAAACAATATATATCACTAAAAAGCGATATATCTACATTAGAAGCAAAAGCTGATGAGCTTAAAGTTGTCATTGAAGAGATAATGAAAAGTAATAATCTTGATACCCTTGATACTGAACTAGGCAAATTATCAATGGTAGGCAGAAAGACTTGGTCATACCCACAAGAAATTACAGATTTAGACACCTCTTTGAAAGACAAAAAGAAAGAATCAGAGAGACTAGGGACAGCGACCTATACTGAAAATTTTTCTGTGAGATTCTTTGCAACAAAAGAATAGTAACAAAAATAAAAATACCACTCATTTATATGGGTGGTATTTTTATTTAAACAGTATATAATTATTGGGTTTTTATATTTTGTTCTAAGGCTGATACTACAGCTTCGCTGTATGCAGATACCATTTCTTCTCTAGTTGATAGAGGAGTTGCTGCATCAATATTATTAGCTTCTAAAACTTCTTGCGTAAAGACATCTCCCATTGTAACAGCTGTAGGAGTATTCTCCTGTGTAAGATTTTCTACTATAACTTCTCCTGCAGTTTTTTTCCCAGTATGTGGAGTAAAGCCTACAGTTTCATCAAGATTAGTAGTTGGGCTTTTAACTCCACCATTACCAATCTTGTCTTTGAAATAAAACACTTCTACATCTTCATCAAATTTAGATAATATTTCATTTAAGTGTGAAGAATAATCAACGTTATATTCTTTATAATTTGCACCATTTGAGTTGCCGTCTTTGTCAATCATCTCAACATCAAAGGCAATTCTAAAATTTGTAATTATAGCTTTCATATTATTTTTATTAATTATCAGCAGTTAAATTAACTGACTGATTTGCAGTTTGACCATCTAAAGTTTGCTCTACATTTGTAGGTTTTACTACTTCAAAATTGTCACCACTGGAAAGTTGATTTGTAATGGCTTTAGAAACTTCTCCCAGCACTAGACCTATAAAAAGTTTTACTGTTGGGTCAAGCTCTAAAACATTTAAGTGCGATAAAATCGCAGCAATTAAAAATGATAATCCCATCATAGAAGACCTCCATAAAAAAGACTTTAGACGTTTATCATTTATAAGATATTTTATGAAATTGTTCATATTTTTATCCTTGCCTTTTAATGACATGCGGAGGTCATATTGATTAATTAATTGCATCAAACGCATAACACTTATACCCTCCTGTAATCCTATATCTTTTAATCCAATCAGGAAGAGATATATGTTTATCTCATTTGCCAGTAAGAGAATTATTAGAATAAACTCAGTGTTCTCCATCATATATACCTACATGACCATTTTTCATGTTAGGGTTATTAAAATTTTTATTTACTCCTGTTGGGGAAATAATTATTGTGCCTTTAGTAAAGTTGGAGACTCTAGCAAATCTGCTTTTTGAAATATCTAACTCAGAGAATAACTTTGCAGTTGAAATTTGTGGCACAAAGTCTGGGTATAAATATTTTAAAATTTGTGATACAGAATCTGCACACCCAAGCTCATCAGGGGCTTCATCTTTCGGTGAAGCGTCTCTTCCTAAATTAATAACTGCTAAACTGTATAACTGTTCTTTTTTTGTCATATTTTTATGCAGTTTTCTTTTTGAGAATAACTTTAGATGGTTTGCTAGTATTTACGACACTTACTTTTTTAGCTGGAAGCTTTTTAATTGTTACTTTAGTTTTCATATCTTGTTACTTGAACATTAAAGTTTTTTAGACATTGTTCAATATTATTTGGTTTGATTAATAAATATGTTACCAGCCATACAATGAGTGGTACTGTAAATAAGTATATCATATAATAATAAAACTTTTTTAAAGAAGAATACATATTCTGGGATAAGTCCGCATAAGAAATGCTATCAAATGGGTTTTTACCAGTTTCGGACATATAAGCAAAGATTATAAACTCATGACAAAGCATATATCCTGTAAAGTCTAAATATTTATTTATATCTATCTCCTGGATCTCTGTTGAAGAGATATATTTGCTAATTCTTTTAAAATATTCTTGCTTTGTAAATACTTTTAATTCTCTTTTTCCAAGTGGAAACTTCGCTTCAAAAGAATAAACTTTTTCATCGGAGACAATTACTGAATGCATTACTCCTAGACCTAGACCTCATTTACTTTTATTTATTGTTGTTAGTATATTCATATTATTTTTTATAAGATAACTTTTCTATTTCATTTTTTAAATTTCTTTGAGTTTCCATTATTTCTTCGTGGCGTTTATCTGCCCTTTCTCTGCCATCTTGTATTTGCACTATCATATTATCAGCTATTTGTTTCATTATCAATACTTGACCCTCTGCTAGTTTTGTGATTTGATTATTTTTTTTATCTAGCAAATCTAAAAACTGTTTAGAGATAGATTTTAGCAAAAAATATGCCGATAAACATACCACTCCTACTGTCCCATAATTCTTTAAGATTTGTGCTATTATTTCAGTTTCTATATTCATATATTTATTTAAGTGCTATAAAATTGCTTTTTGTTAATGTTTTTTTAAGTCTAGTCTTTGCCATAACACTAGTTCCAGCAGAGCTAACGTCATATTCTCACACATTTTTTGCGACAAGGTCCACCTTGTCTGACACATCAAGGGAGATTATAGTCGTGCCATCAATTATGGTAACATCTTTTTTGGCTTCGGCTGTCCCTGACAAGATATACACTGTGCCAGTGAGACCACCAGTACCATATAAAAACCTGTGGACATTTGTTGTTTGAATTAAAAAGCAGTTAGTGTCTGTTCTTCTGTTGCTTGATGTTGCATAATATCTTATTGGTAAATATCCAGTAGCGATTATTTCGCTGTTAATATTTGTTGCTCTAATTTTAATATCATCTCCAAGTGTTGTCCCTGTCAAAGTAAAGTTTCCTGAGACATAAACTGTTTGAGTACCACCAAAAACTGATGATTTAATAAAAACAGTAGTGTTATCTCAATATATTAATTTATTATTGACTAGTGTTGTATTTTTTATCTCCACTGGAGCATTGACTGTGAGTGAAGTAAATTGTTTTGAGATAATATTTGACACGTCAATGCCCTCTTGTAAAGTTCTATAATATGATGAATAGTTATATGCTGTTTGCACATCATTTAACTCTGTATAAAGAAGCACATTTGTTAAAGTATCATCTACAAAAGTATCTGTTATAAAAGAAGCGTTAAATGTGCTTATAGCAGTTCCTGCTGTGGTATCCACCACGAATGAAGATAAAATAGTTTGTTTTCCAAATTTTGGTACTCTTATAGTATAAGTCCCTTGCTGATTCGCATTAGTAAAGTTTATGATCCCGTCTGAGTTGTAAAAACCTAAAACAGTGTTATCTGGCTTTTTTATTAAAATACTTCCCCCGTCCAAGTTATATGTAAATGAGACGGGTTTATAAGTCGCGATATTAGTCCCTGCTGTAAATGTTGAATTTACATTTATGATTGTTACAGTTGCTGTCCCACTGTTACTTGTAGTGCCAGTAGTCTCACAGTTTGTGTGTGTAACTGAAATAGCAGTGTTTGTATTGTATGTTAGGCTTCCTGTGATTGTAACACCAGTTAAATTTGTAGGTGTATTTTGTATCACATTACCTGTTACACTTGCTGTGAATTGTGCTGTGGCAGTTGCTGTTGATGCTGTTAGTTTGCCACTAGTTAAATATTCAAGTCCTGTCAAAGTTCAGCCACCGATTGTTAAAGTTGTGCCGTCAAACTCTCAAGTATCATTTGAGCCGAAGTTTGCAAGAGTTGAAATCCAGTTGCGATAATAAGCCCAGACTTCACTTGCTGTATGATTTGATGTTAAAGTGATTACTCCACCAGTAGTACCACTTGCAACGAGAGATATGCCTGTGAGTGCGGCCGCTTGAGATTGTGTCAAAGTTAAATAAGGTACTGTGAGTAGTTGTACATCTTCTGTAACTGGTCCATTTGTACCGTCACTCAAAAAACTTCTAGCAGTTCATAAATATTGGTCTGCTGTTATATAGTTATATGCTCTTGCTTTACAAGACCATTGATATTTATTTGATGTTCCGTTTGCTCCTGATTGTCTTCCTATCATCGCAGATAAAAGGTAGTTTGAGACTGTACCTGTGCTTGTAGTTGTAGCATTTTTTGAAAGAGTTTCACCGATATTACTAATTGTATAGCTAGTCGTGCCTGTCGTTTGTGTACCGAGCCACTGTACCACTATGTTTGCGAGTTTTGTTGAGCCTAATTTAAATGTAGGAGTGTGAGAATACAGAGCCGCCGCATAGCGATTATCGGCACTCCAATACAAGCCAGCTGATGTGTAAGTACCTGTCCATGTAACTGTTGGGAATATGGGGTTGTAATTGATATAATTACCCAGCCTTGCGGAAGCACCAATTGCAAAATCAACTGTTCCAGTGTTCTCTGCTCCCCATGCGGAAGAATAAAAACTTGAGGTATTGGTGACTGATTCACCTGAATGCACCATGATAGGTGACTGGTAGCCAGTATATGTTGTGAGTGCGGTTTGAAATTCTCCTGTTACTCCTTCAAAATTTACATTTGATACTGCCGTTACTGTTCTAGCAAGACCAAAATGTGCTTTGCGAGATGCCCCACTTACAGCGTTTTGACGAATTGTTAATCCTGCAATATTAATAACCGCAGGAAAAATATTAAGTGGAAAAGTTGGGAAGTCATTACGAGTACTTGTTTGTTGGTAGAAATAAGGATTTCTTCCAGCAGGTGAGCGTAAAGTGATAAGTGTTCCACCTGTATTGACAATTATCGCGTTATTATCAAAATAAGTCGTGGATGTATTTACATTACAAACCATTTCCATTCCGAGAATAGTTGAGCCACCATTATTTGCGTTGCTTGAACTCTCTCCGTAAGGGTTATATCTTGTTGAGCCAGTAAATTCAAAAATGGCATAGTCATCTCACTTGACCCATGCACTAACTGTATTATCAATTTGCACATTATTTAAGCGGTTATATAGACCATTTTGGTAGCCAGAAGTTGAATCAGCCGCCGCGACAATAGCAACGCCTGCCGAAAGCAAGTTAGGTGATGCTTGAGTACCACCAGTAGCAGTTAAAATTTTAGTTGTGGAATTGTATGCTCATGCCATATTATTTATGAATAAATATAATCTAACCTATTAGACCAAACTAGGTTTTCTGCACCACCATTTGCAAGAGATTTAGGTATAGTATCTGTTGATTTTATTATTTTTCAAGCAGTGTCTGTTTCAGCTGACCCTGTTGGAGCAAATCCAAAATATGTTACTGTGCCGTCAGTTTCGTCTTGTCTAATGATTTCATCTTTACCATAAATTAGTAAATCTATCTGCTCTTGAGTAACAGGATTTATTATTTCACCATTGTCATTAAGTATTCATATTTTTGAAATATCAAATGCCATATTTTTTATTCTTCATATAATATTCCTGCTCTTGAATACATTCTTTTTATATTCTCTTCTCTCTTATCTAAATGTTTTATTCTGTCAATGAGAGACATCTTTTCTTTATTTATATTTAAAATATCGCCATCTAATAAACTTAATTCTTCTTTAGATTCCAATATTTTATTTGAAATATTTTCTAAATCATTATTTTTATTTGATAATGTTTCATCTAGTTTTAAAAGCTTTTCTTTTTTTTCAGAAATTATATTTTTATAATTATTTTCTATTTCAGAAATAGAATTAGATAATTTACTTTTTTCAATAGTTTGATTTTTTATATCATTTGAAAGATTTAAATTTTTATTTTCTAAAAATTCTTTTTCGGTTTTCAAATTATCTAATACTTCTTTTTCTTTTGCTATATCCTCTTCTATTTTTTTAGATTCACTTTTTAATTCATTTTTATTATTTTCTAAAGATTCTAAAATACTTTTAAGATTATCAATTTCAGTATTTAAATTTTCTTTATTAGAAGTTAAATTATTATTTAATTCTAATAACTCTGACTCTTTATTTTTTACTTTAGAAATAGTTTCTTGAAGTAATACATTATTTTCATTAATAGTTTCTTTTATTTTTATATTTTTTATGTCTAAAATGTTAAACTCTTTTTGAGTATTTTCAATGTTTTGTTTTATAGAGATTAAATCTTTTTCTGTAACAACAATTTTACCTTTTGTATCTTCTAAAACTATTTTTAAATCATTAATAGAAGAAGTTAAATCATTTAACTCTTTTTCTTGCTCTATATTTTTTTTTATAATTGTATTTACTTCAAATGCCATATAATTAATTTCTTTTAAATCTAGTAGCAAACACAGAGACTGTCCCTCCTGTCATACCTGACACCTCCACCCCAATATTTGTTAGACCATTAACATTAAGTTCCACTAAAACCACACTTGCTGTAGAAATGGTAATCCCAGTGCTGCCTGTTACAATACTACCAGTATTATAATCTTTAATCCCAATATAAGAATAAGGGTTTAAAAGTGAAGAAGCTGAAGCATAATTTGGGGCTGTAGCTGCGATAGAACCTTTTACCTTTACTGTAGCCAAGACAGTACCTGTAGTAATAATGGAAAGTACAACAGTCTCAAAGTCTTCTACATCTATCGCCCCACTATTGGTGTTGGCTGTTATACTATCTAAAATTTTTGTATCTTTTATAATAATTGACATATTTTTGTTTTATTAATTTAATATATTTACATTATAGCATACTTTTTAATGTATATTTAGCTAGATAACTACTCTCCGTACTTGTCTTTTTTAAGTTCAAGTATTTGTTTTTTAACTGTATCTGATATTAATTTATTATCTCTTCATGATTTATATAATGCATTTTTTTCTTCTTTAGTTTTTAACTTTTCCATTTGTGTAAAAATAAAAGTTGCCCTAGTGCCATCACTAACGCCCATTTGCAAGATTAACCTTTCAGTATAATTATAATTTTTCTTTTGCTCATCTTTTACAGACTTTATTTTTTCAGCGAGTTTAGGGTCAGAATCTTTAATCTTTTTAAATTCTGCATTGGCTGTATTTTTGTCATACATAGCAATATCATCAAGCTCTTTTAATTTTTGCTCAGCTTTTTCCTTAAGTAAATCACTCTTATCATGCTGTAGAGTCAAAGCTTTAGCCGCCTCTTGTAACATAGAATCTTGAAAATATGTACTACCGTAGAATCTTTTAAACACAGGAAGTTCCGAGAGTTTACTTCTCCCCTCTATAGATTCACCTATAGTAAATTGATTTACAAAGCCACCAGTAAGAGACTGAACTGCTTGTTCTAATTTTGCTGGGGATTCTCCAAGTTTTTGTCCAGCCCATTTAAAAAATTCGGGGGTATTTTTTGAGTACTGTAGTTCAGGAGAATTATCTTGTCTCGATTTTGAAACTGTATCAGTATGGAAAAAGAAGTTTCTATTTGTCATATATTCTGCTGGGACTTTTAAGAAAGGATTCATTCCTGCGGCGATACTTTCCAATCTTTCACTTACATTATTACCTGAAAAATTAACAGGAGATATGTCACCTAAAATTGAAGACCCCCAATCTAAAAAAGCTTTAGGGTCATGATTTTTCATAAATGCAATAGCAGAATTTATTGTAGAGTCGGTCCAAGCCAAAAGACCTCTTTTTGGTATTCTATAATATTCTCTTCTAACAAGACCATCACTATCTATATAAGTTTTGCTTGATGGTATCATTATATAATGTTTTTTTTCTGTATCAGTTCTTTGGTTATAATCATCTTTAAATTTATCTGACTGATTTAATAATGCCACATAAATTAACGGAACACTAGCAACTGCTGTTCTTGCTCAAACTTTTGCTGTTTGGCTTTTACCCTCTATTCCTGATACCCTACTAACATCTACCGCAACTCCTTGGAGTCTAGCATTAAAGAACATAAATAATGTATTTAAGTCTCTTGCTACTGGAGCAGAGCGAGCAAAGTCAGGAGAACCACCAAAATTTCTAACCTCATATACTATATCTTGCATTACCTTTCCCAGTTCTTCCCCTGAGAGGTTTTTAACATCTTCATATCTCAAAGCTCTTTTTAATGTGGATATTTTTGTGGCTTCTTCAAGTGTAGAAGAAAAAGCTGCGGCTTTATCAAAAAATAATTTAGGCAAATCTTTTATTGTTGTTGCTGTTGTTTTTTTAACAAAAGCATCAGGGGTAATTATCTTTTGGAATGTTGAATTTGCAGCACCTGACTTTAAAAATTCTTCATACATAGCATCTCTACCTATTCCAAAGTTTCCCCTAAAAGACGAAAACAACCCATGAGCTAAATCCATAGGATACCTTGCAATATCAGCAGCATTATTTACTCCATATTTAGATACTAAAGCTACTCTTATATTATCACTTATAAAGTTTACTGCAGAGAAACCTAAATTAAATGTTGTAGCTCCATATCTCATTGGTACAGCTATAGCTTTCATTACTTTAACCAAAGCATTTGTTTGTGCAGCATTATAACTTCTAACAGCTACAGCAACATCTTCAGGAACTTGCAATGCTTTCTCAACTCCATTTTTAAAATATCTTACAATCTCAAATCCCTTTTCAGGTTTTTGCGTTATAGTAGACACCTGTTTAACAAGACCTGTTTTATCTAAATCCTTAAGCTCACCAAGCATAGACATTATCTTATTCTGTTCTGCCAATATTCTTGACTTATATATATTCTCTTTTGAAGAAAGTAATATATTTTGTAATTCAAATTCTGAATCATTAATACCAGTGATTGCCTTCGTATAATCAGATAAATTTTGAAGAGGTCTTGTACCTTGCTGTGCCCCAGACTCTTCTATATATTTCATTACCTTAAATGGGGCATAAAAGTCATTATCGCCTTTTATATTATTATAAACCTCTCTACTTATTCTTCCAGAATCAACTTGTAGTTGAAGAGCCTTATCCATCTGTTCTTGATAAATTTTAGAAGTATCTTCTATTTTAGAAAACACTTTCCCAGTCTTATCTGATAATTGTTTAAGAGCGGTATTTACATCATCAAGAGTCCATTCTCCAACCTTTTTTACTTCAGGGTTATTTATTAAACGAGATTCTGTTCTTTTTAAAAAAAGATAAGTATTAAAATCTTCAAGATTTTGTTTAATCGGAGTAATTACCGCATTATCAAAATCAAGTAAATCAGCATGAGCTTTTCCTGCAGCTCCGTTTACTTGTTCAAATCTTCTTGCCATATTTAATGCTGGCTTCCCCTCTATATCATTTGCTTTATAAACTTTTTTTTCTAAGTATTTAATAGGATTATATTCTGAAATAAAAGTAGTATCTACTTTATTTACAATATTTTTTGCTGTCTTAGATATACTGAATGGTTCAGATTGTTTTACTCCATTTGCTATTTTTGTAGCCTTATCTAGTGGAGTTTCTACTTTTGCTATTTTTGTAGCCTTATCTAGTGGAGTTTCTACTTTTGATATATTATTTGCTTTCTCCCAAATAGATTTAAGATTTGCAATATTATTAGTATTAGCCCTTCCTAGGGTGGTATCTCTTAACTTATCTATATAATTACCATTTACATAATTTTTATATAAATCTCTAGCAACGTCTTTTTTAAATAAAGATTTAGCAGAAGAAACTATATCTAAAAATATATTTTTTAAATACAATAAAACGCTTTTAGAGTTTTCATCTAATTTTTTAATGTTATTCAAGTGGGTATCTGTTAGATGTTCAGCAAACCACTCATCTATATTTTTTAATCTATAAGTATCTTTATCAAAGTTAAAATGATACTCAGGTGTAATTCTGTCTTTACTTAATTCTGCTGAAAAAAACTTTTTATATGATTCTCCATATTTTTCTATTATAGAGTCATATTCTTTTTTACTTATGGTACTTTTAATTGTATTAGCAGCATCATTATATATAGAAGATAATCCTGGATTACTTTTTAAGAAAATACTTATATCTTTTTTATATTGATTTATAACACTAGATACTTTTTCTGTAGGTAAATATCTTGAAGCTGAATGCCATAGTTCATGAATCATAGTTCTGTCAAAGTCTCCCCCATTTTTTAATATTGAATTTTTATATATAGTTACCAAACCATTACTAAAGTTATATTGCCCTTGTTTTGTCCCTTTACCCCAAATAGAAAGACCAACATCATCAAACATTGAAGACCCTAATGTATCTATAAACACAGAGATATTATCTACCTGTTCCCTTGGAATATAATTTAAAGCTGAAGTATTTTTTCCTGTTCTCATAGCTGACATACCAAAAGAAGTGTCACTTCTTAATCTATTAAGAATTTCTTCTCCACCCCTTAAAAAATCATCTTTAAGCTCGTTAGGAACATATGGCTGTCTTACTCTTGCTCTATCGATTCTATTTTCTAGTTCTATTTCACTTTTTTGTAGTTTATAAAAATCTTCAGCTTTACCTGTTATAAAGTTAGAGTCAGCAATTCCGCTTTGTTGTGATTTAATAAACTCTTCAGGAGTTTTATATTTTTTTGCTTCTTCAAAAAGAGGGGATATTTCTATTTTTGCTGCGGCTTCTTCTATACCCTTATTAATATTATAAAGTTTTTGTATAACAGAATCTCTATCTGTAGTTTTAGCTAAGTCTTCAGCAGCTAAATTATAAGCATCTTCAGAAATATTATTTTTAAATATTTTTTGTAATTCAGGGTTTATTGCATCAGCAGTAGTAGATTTTGTTATAACATTGATTGTCTCTTCTGCTGTCTTGCCTAATATTTTATTTATCACTGGTTTTACAGTAGCTCCAAATATCCCCTTTGTCCCTTTTATGGCAGCATTTACACCCACTCCTAAAGGCTCGTCCAGGATAGCTTTTAAACTTGCAAAACCTAATGCTGGGACTACCCCATTTGGAGACTTGTCCACCACAGTCTTTGCCTGCTCTGAAACCTTTGTCAAATAGTCTTTAACCCCTTGTTCAGTGTTTATGTTTTTTAAGTCTTCTGCTACTTTATTTATTACATTAGTATCTTTTATATCTGCAATTTTAGAAATATTTTCTTTTATAATATTAGTATCTGATGTTTTAGCAATGTCTTTAATAATTTGCTCTCCACCATTTTTTAAAAATCCTTTAGCTAAAGCCCCTAAAGCAAATACAGCTTTAGGTCCATAACCAAAAGGTTCGTCTAAAATAAAACCCCCAGCACTTTTAGTCCCAGCCCACAAAGGAGAATCTCCTTGATTTTTATATTCTACATTTTTATTTAAATATGATTTCATTGAGCTACTTGGGTCCTCTTTACTTGGGAAACTAAAATTCTCATTTATTTTATTAAATTGGTTTTCTCTAGTAGTAATAGTATTTGCTGTTCTGCTAAGAGCGTCAGCCCCAGTAAGGGCAACATTCCCTAAACCTGTAACAGCACTCTTTGTTAAGTCTTTTAGGAAATTTATAATAGGATTAACTTCTAAAGCTGAATTAACAGCGTCTTTATATTTCCCACTTTGAATATTTTGAATAGTTTCTTGCTGTTTAGGCACACTACCAAAAGCATCATAACTGTCTTTGGTCGCAGAAATAGCAGTGTCTCCAGTCAGTTTTATTGGCGAAGATGGTTTTGCTGCAATTGTATCTTTATTTATAATAGGTAAGGTTGGGGTAATACCGATATCAGTAGACCCGCTTGTTTTTGGGATTATATCCTGAGTGAGTTGTGAAAAGAAATCTTGTAGTGACATATTTTTTAATATAGTCTATCATCAGATGAGCCTGAATAATTCATATCAGAAGAAGAGGTTTTTAACAAATCTATTCTCTGAGATAAAAACTTAATATCGTTACTTCCTCTAAACATATTCCACTGAGCCTGTATATCATTAAAAGCTAATCCTGTAGCAGGGTCAACTGAAGAATCTTTTGGTTTATAATGACCAGCACTCTGCTGACTTTGCAAGAACCAATCAGGAGCCTTAGCTAGATTTACATCTTCTATAACAGAAGAGTATGACTTTCCTACAAGGGGCTCGGGTAGGCCATACTTTTTTGCATCACTGTAGGTGAAAACTTGTGACATTTTTGTAGAAAGACTTTTACCCATTTGCCTAAACTCATTAAGTGTCATAATTGGAGAAATATATCCGAATTTAAGAGCTTGTTGATATTGTCCAATTTCTCCTGAAGCGGTTTCTTTGCCAGCCTCTGCAACAGCATTATTTAAATAATCAAAATCTATACCATTTTCTTTAGCAACTTGTCTTATATAATCTTCTTTATCTTGACCTTTTAACCCTAAATCTTCTATTGTTTGATACACACCTGTACCCTTTCCTTTTGCTATATCAATGCTATTTTTTATATTATCAGAAATAGATTGTCTTTGTTCTCTGGACTGGGTAAGGGAAGCATTAATTAATTCATTTTGTTGTTTAAATAATTCTGCTACAGCATTTGCTTTTTGTGCATTAATTTGATTAATTTGATTTTCATAATCAATAACAGCGGCTCTCTGTTTTTCTGTTCTTGCAGATTCTGCTTGCCTTATTAAATCTTGCCTTTGAGTTTCTAAGTCAGAAATTCTTTTAATACCATCGGCAGTTTCCCTTGATAAAATATTATCATTTAAATCTGAAGCATATCTATCTATCCCACTCCTTATACCGCTAACCCTAGCAGAAGCTAA